ACATGTATTTGCAATGGTCAAAGATTGATGTTGGGCAAGCAGATTTTAGGGAAGCAAACAGATTATTCTATATATTCTGGGAAGCTTGCAAGTCCGATACACGATCATACGGCATGTGTTATCTTAAAAACAGACGTTCTGGATTCTCTTTTATGGCGTCAGGTGAAACTGTTAACATGGCCACAATATCGAGCGATGCTAGATTCGGCGTCTTATCAAAGTCAGGGGCTGATGCAAAGAAAATGTTTACCGATAAAATTGTTCCAATTTCAGTCAACTACCCTTTTTTCTTTAAACCGATTCAAGATGGTATGGATCGACCAAAAACAGAGCTTGCATACAGAGTTCCTGCGTCTAGATTCACTAGAAAAAAACTTGATAGCAATGCGCAAATTGAAGAGATTGTTGGATTAGACACAACTATTGATTGGAAAAATACTGGTGATAATAGTTATGATGGTGAAAAACTAGCACTACTAGTACACGATGAAGCTGGTAAATGGGAGAGACCAGAAAACATACTAAATAATTGGCGAGTTACAAAAACAACGTTAAGATTAGGTTCTAGAATTATAGGCAAGTGCATGATGGGTTCAACGTCAAATGCTTTAGATAAAGGAGGTAGAAACTATAAAAAAATATATGATGACTCAAATGTCGCAAAAAGAAACCGCAATGGACAGACTCGCTCAGGATTATATTCTTTGTTTATACCTATGGAGTGGAACTACGAAGGTTACATCGATACTTATGGATACCCTGTCTTTGACACTCCAAAATCAAAAACTAAAGGCGTCGATGGTCAAGAGATTGAAATCGGTGTCATTGAGCACTGGGAGAATGAAGTAGAAGGTCTTAAGGAAGATCCTGATGGACTTAATGAATTGTATAGACAGTTTCCACGTACAGAGAAACACGCATTCAGAGATGAGACGAAAGCTTCTTTATTTAATTTAACTAAAATTTACGAACAAATAGATTATAACGAAGATTTAAAGCATTCAAATGTTGTTACTCAGGGTAATTTTCAATGGGAAGATGGGATTAAAGATACAAGAGTAAGGTTTGTTCCAAGTAAACAAGGTAGGTTTATGGTTTCTTGGGTGCCAGACTTAAGCCAACAAAATAGACATATAATAAAAAATGGTAAAAAATATCCAGCTAATGAACATATAGGTGCTTTTGGTTGTGATAGTTATGATATATCAGGAACTGTAGATGGTAGAGGTTCTAAAGGATCACTTCATGGTTTAACAAAATTTACTATGGACAATGCTCCAGCTAATTTATTCTTTTTAGAATATATATCTAGACCACCAACTGCTGAAATATTTTTTGAAGATGTTTTAATGGCTTTATATTTTTATGGTATGCCAATACTAGCAGAGAACAACAAGCCAAGATTATTATATTATTTAAAAAGAAGAGGTTATAGAAATTACTCAATGAATAGACCTGACAAAGTTCTATTTAAATTATCTATTGCAGAAAAAGAAGTAGGTGGCATACCTAATTCAAGTGAAGATATTAAACAAGCTCACGCAGCAGCGATTGAATCTTATATTGAAGATTTTGTAGGTTACAATAACGAACAATATGGGGCTATGTACTTTCAACGTACACTAGAAGATTGGGCTGCATTTAATATAAACGATAGAACAAAGCATGATGCTTCGATCAGTTCTGGTTTAGCAATAATGGCATGCAACAAAAATAAATATAGACCTGTAAATGAAGTTGTAAAAGAAAAAGTAAACTTAGGTTTTAAAAAATTTAACAACAAAGGTCTGGAATCAAAAATAATTAATACATGATTAATACAAGTACTAATAGTTCTTTCCCATCTCAGGTTGTACCTCTTGCGGAAAAGCTTAGTTTTGAATATGGCTTGCGAGTAGCACAAGCTATTGAGCATGAATGGTTTAGAGGCGGAAGAGTTAATAGTAGTAGATGGCACACTGGTTACCAAAACTTTAACAGATTAAGATTGTATGCAAGAGCAGAACAACCTGTTCAAAAATATAAAGATGAATTGTCTACTAACGGTGATTTGTCTTATTTAAATTTAGACTGGAAGCCAGTGCCTATTATACCTAAATTTGTAGATATAGTTGTTAACGGTATTAGTTCTAAGAATTATGATATAAAAGCTTATGCTCAAGATCCTTATTCTTTAAAACAAAGAACTACATATGCTTCTACAATATTAAGGGATATGTTGTCAAAACCTTTACTAGACAACATACAGCAAAATTTAGGTGTTAGTGTTTATAGCACAGCTGACCCAGAAAACTTACCTCAATCAAAAGAAGAACTTGAGGTGCACATGCAATTAAATTACAAACAAAGTGTAGAGATTGCTGAAGAAGAAGTTATTAATAATGTATTAGCTTTTAATAAATACGATTTAATAAACAAAAGACTTAATGAAGATATAGTTATTGTAGGTATTGGAGCTTGTAAAACAAGCTTTAATAAATCTGAAGGAGTAACTATAGAATACGTTAACCCTTCAAACCTAGTTTGGTCATACACAAATGATCCTAATTTTCAAGATCTTTATTATGTAGGTGAAATTAAATCATTAAGTTTACCTGAGTTGAAAAAACAATTTCCTAGTTTAAGTAACGAAGAAATGTTAAAAATACAAAAGTATCCAGGTAGAGAAGGTTACTTAAGAAATCCTAATATAGATAATGATTTAGTTCAGGTTTTATATTTTGAATACAAAACTTATATAGACCAAGTGTACAAGATTAAACGTACTGAACAAGGTTTAGAAAAAACATTAGAAAAAGAAGATTTTTTTAATCCTCCACCTAGTGATAATTTTGATAGAGTATCTAGAACTATAGAAGTCTTGTTTACAGGTTGTAAGGTTTTAGGTGTTGAACAAATGTTAGACTGGAAAATGGCTGAAAATATGACTAGGCCAAACAGTGATTTAACTAAGGTTAACATGAATTATAATATAGTAGCTCCTCATATGTACCAAGGGCGTATTGATTCTTTAGTAAGTAGAATTACAGGTTTTGCCGATATGATTCAGTTAACATCTTTAAAATTACAACAAGTAATTGCAAGAATGGTTCCAGATGGTGTATTTGTTGACGTTGATGGTTTGGCTGAGGTTGATTTAGGTAATGGAACAAACTATAATCCACAAGAAGCATTGAATATGTATTTTCAAACGGGTTCTATAGTTGGTAGATCTTTGACTCAAGATGGTGATCCTAATAGAGGTAAAGTACCTATTCAAGAACTACAGTCATCAAGTGCTAATGGCAAAATACAATCATTGATTAATACTTATCAGTATTATTTACAAATGATAAGAGATGTAACAGGTCTTAATGAAGCTAGAGATGGTAGCAAACCTGACAAAGATGCTTTGGTTGGTTTACAAAAACTAGCAGCTAATGCTTCTAACACAGCAACTAAACATATTTTAAATGCAAGTTTATATTTAACATTAAGAACTTGTGAAAATATATCACTAAGAGTTGCAGACATGCTTCAGTTTGAATTAACTAATAATGCTTTAAAAGCTAGTATAGGTAAATTTAACACAGCAACATTAGGTGAAATACAAGATCTTCATCTTTATGATTTTGGAGTTTTTTTAGAGTTAGAACCCGAAGAAGAAGAAAAACAAATGCTAGAGCAAAACATACAAATGGCTTTGCAGCAGCAACAAATATATCTAGAAGATGCTATTGACATTAGAGAGATTAAAAATCTTACATTAGCTAATCAAGTATTAAAATACAAAAGAACTAAGAAACAACAACAAGAACAAGCTCAACAACAACAAACAGTGCAGTCTCAATCTCAAGCAAATCAACAAGCTACTGAAGCTGCTGCAATGCAAGAGGTTGAAAAACAACAAGCTTTAGCTGAAACACAAATACAAATAGAACAAGCCAAATCACAATTTGAAATACAGAGGATGGAGCAAGATCTTCAAATCAAACAACAAATAATGGCTAAAGAATTTGAATATGATATTAAGCTTAAGCAAATGGATGTTGATGCTATGGGTAAAAAAGAAAGTTTAATTGAAAATAGAAAAGACAAAAGAACTCAATTACAAGCAACGCAACAATCTAAAATGATTCAACAGCGCCAAGATGATCTTCCTCCTACAGATTTTGAAGGTGGAGAAGGTATGCAAATACCTCAGTTATCATAACAATTTTTATTAATTTTATATTATTTTATTATGTCAGAAACAAAAGAAGAAGTAAAACAAGAGGGTACGTTTAAGGTTAAAAAACTAAAAAACTTATCTAAAAAAGATGAACCTATTAAAATAGATTTATCTAAACCTAAAACACAACCAGCTGATGCCATTCAAAAGCAAGAAACAGGAGGATTACCTGAGGATAAACGAACCGGAGATATACAAAAGGTGGAAACTAAAGGAGACCAATCCCAGCAAAAGCCCGATGAAGCTTCTGCACTTCAAGAAGAAAAACCTATTATCGAAGAAATAGTAGACGAAGTAATTGAAGAAAAAGTTGCAGAGGAAATAGTTGAGCTTGGGGAAAAAATGGAGGAAAGAGTAAAAGCTCCAACACCAGAAGAAGCAAGAGAAGTAGCTAAACTACCTGAAAACATCGAAAAAGTCGTAGACT